TATTGATTAAACATGAAACCGACAAACTAGATATTTATGAGTTTTATACTTCGTCATCTGAAGCAAACACAGCAAAAACAAATTGGGACGATTAAGATTATAAATAGAATATAATAGGAATAAACAATGGCAAAACCAAACTCAAGACAAACATTTAGTGATTATTGCTTAAGAAGTTTAGGAGCGCCTGTAATTGAAATTAATGTTGATGAAGACCAAATTGATGATAGAATAGATGAAGCTTTACAGTTTTATCAGTTTTATCATGCTGATTCTATAGAAAAATTTTATTTAAAACATAAAGTCACTAATTCAACATTAACTTTAACCGCATCAGTAGCTGGTAATTTCCAAGTAGGTGAAACTATTACCGGTGGAACATCTGGTGCTAAGGCTGTAATAAAAACTGCAGCTGCTACTAAAATTACATATAATCAATTAGATGATACTAATGTAGCTTTTGCAGCAAATGAAACAATTACTGGTGATACAACTAGCGCAACAGCAACAATAAGTTCAATATCAAAAGGAGATATTGAAAATGGTTATATAGCATTAAATGATGCTATCACTGACGTTGTAAGAGTTATGCCAATAAGAGATTCCGTCACATCAACTGATATGTTTGATGTTAGATATCAAATACATTTAAACGATATACATTCAGTTGGCTTTATGGGTAATTTAACTGAATACGTAATGAGTAGACAATTTTTATCTTTATTAGATGTTGTTGTTGACTCAGATGATAAACAAATTAACTTTGATAGACATAAGAATAGATTAGATATTTTTATGGATTGGGATGAAGAAGTAGATGTTGATGATTATCTAGTAGTAGAATGTTATAGAATTATAGACCCTGATACATTTACTGATGTATATAACGATTACTTCTTAAAAAGATATGCAACAGCATTAATCAAAAGACAATGGGGAACTAATTTATTAAAGTTTGAAGGTATGGTAATGCCAGGTGGTGTGACATTTAATGGACGTCAATTATTTGACGATGCAAACGAAGAAATTACAAGATTAGAGGAAGAAGCAAGATTAAATTGGGAACAACCAATTGACTTCATGACAGGATAACCAATGCCGAGAAACGTATACTTTTCTCAGGCCGTAAAATCTGAACAGAATCTTTACGAAGACCTGATAATAGAATCACTAGGAATATATGGACAAGATGTCTATTACATTCCACGTACAATTGTAAATAGAGACAGCATTTTAAATGAAGACCCAGCGTCTACATTTGATGATGCTTTTCTTATGGAAATGTATATTGAAAATACTGAAGGCTTTGAAGGTGAAGGCGATTTATATTCTAAGTTTGGTTTACAAATAAAAGATACTGCAACATTTATAGTATCAAGAAGAAGATGGGATGATAGAGTTGGTCCATTCTCATCACAGGTAGAAAATCCTAAACCTATGGAAGGTGATTTAGTATTTTTACCTATGACTAATTCATTCTTTGAAATTAATTTTGTTGAAGATGAACAACCATTTTATCAATTATCTAATTTACCAGTTTATAAACTTGAATGTTCATTATTTGAATATAATGATGAAGACTTTGAAACTGGAGTAGAATCAATAGACACTGCAACTGCAAAAGCTGCATATCAATTGCCTATGGATATTACAATTACTGGTGGAAATCACTTTACAGTAGGAGAAATAGTAGAACAAATAATTACACCAGCTTCTGGTGGTACTCCAGCGGTAAGAGTATTTGGTGAAGTCCAACAAAGAACTAAATCATCAGATATACTAAGTAAAATATGGGTGTCTAATATTGGAAGTGATGGTACAACTGAAACTAAAACATTTACAACAGGTGCTACAATAACTGGTAAAGAATCCGGATTTACTGGTACTATTGCTACAATATATAGTGATGTGACAAATCAAACTGGAACATCATGGGCAGCTGATGAAGAAGCTCAAAATATAGATTTTGAAATAACAGCTGATGGATTTATAGATTTTTCTGAATCAAATCCATTTGGCGACCCATCGGAGACTTACTAATGTTTGGTGACCATTTTTATCACGCAACAATGAGAAAATCAGTGGCCGTTTTTGGTACATTGTTTAATAATTTATCGGTTGTAAGAAAAAAAGCAGATGGAAGTACTATTAATCAAATAAGAGTTCCTTTAGCTTATGGACCTAAAGAAAAATATTTAGCTAGATTAGATTCAACAACTGGATTTGATGCTCAAATGGGTATTAAATTACCAAGAATGGCATTTGAAATTACTAGTTTAACATTAGACCAAACACAAAAACTTGCAAAAAGAAATACTATTTCTGAAACTCATGGTTCAGATATAACTAAGAAAAAAACAATTAAACATTATACAGCTTATGATATTGGTATGTCATTATTTATTATGACTAAAAATCAAGATGATGGTTTGCAAATAGTTGAGCAAATATTACCATATTTTCAGCCAGAATATAATGTCACTATAACACCAGTATCAGGATTTAATTATAAACAAGATGTTTCAGTAATATTAGGAAGTGTTTCAATTGATGACCAATATGAAGGAGACTTTACTGAAAGAAGAGTACTTATATATCAACTAGATTTTACAATGAAAATGAAGTTCTTTGGTCCTACTGGAGACCAAAAAATTATACGTGAAGTTAACCTTGATTTCCATGAAAAAGATAATGTTGGTAGAACATTTGAAGAAATTGATTTTACAATAGGTAATACAGATACTGAATCAAGTTTCACGGTGACAACAACTAAAACTGAAGGTGGGTAATGGATAAGAAAGATAAAATGGTAAAGAGTTTAGAAAAGAATCTACCAACAGTTAAAAACAATAGACCTATAAAAATAGATAAAGATATAAAAGATGATTATGAGTTTTCACGTAAAACTTATAAAGATTTAATATATACTGGAACAAGGTCAATGGACGTACTTGCTGAATTAGCAAGAGAGTCTGAACATCCAAGAGCATTTGAAGTACTTTCTCAAACAATAAAGAACATAGGTGATACTACTGAAAAGCTTATGGCTCTTCAAAAACAGAAAAAAGATTTACAAAAAGATGAGAAAGAAGAAGCAAGACAAGTGACTAATAATAATATGTTTGTGGGCAGTACTACTGATTTACAAAGGATGTTATTAAATAAAGATAATGTAATAGATGCAGAAGTTAAAAAATAATGAGTTCGGTTATTTAGGAAATCCATCTGTAAAACGTGATGGTGTTGAAACTGAATTTACAAAAGAACAAGTCTTAGAATATCATAAATGTATGCAAGACCCAGCATACTTCGCGCGTACGTACATTAAAATTATATCATTAGATGAGGGATTAGTACCGTTTGATTTATATCCTTATCAAGAAAAAATGTTTAATCATTTTCAAGATAATAGATTTAGTATTGTTTTAGCATGTAGACAAAGTGGTAAATCTATTTCATCAGTTGTTTTTCTTTTATGGTATGCATGTTTTCATCCAGAAAAAACAATTGCCATATTAGCAAACAAAGGTGCAGTTGCAAGAGAAATGTTAGCACGTATAACACTTGCACTAGAAAATTTACCATTCTTCTTACAACCAGGATGCAAAGCTTTAAATAAGGGAAGTATAGAGTTTAGTAATAATAGTAAGATTGTAGCTTCTGCAACAAGTGGTAATTCTATAAGGGGTATGTCAATTAATTTACTATTCCTTGATGAGTTTGCTTTTGTAGAAAATGATGCTCAATTTTATACATCAACTTATCCTGTAGTATCTGCTGGTAAAGATACACAGATAATTATTACTTCTACAGCAAATGGTATTGGTAATGTATATCATAAACTATGGGAAGGTGCTGTACAAAAGACAAATGAGTTTGTACCTTTTAGAGTTGATTGGTGGGATGTACCAGGAAGAGATGATAAATGGAAAGCTGAAACTGTAGCTAATACATCTGAATTACAGTTTGAACAAGAGTTTGGCAATACTTTTCATGGTAGAGGTAATACTTTAATAAGTGCAAATCATTTATTAGCTCAAGCTAGTGTTGAGCCAGAGTTTTTTAAAGATAATGTTTGGATATATAAACAACCTGTAAAAGAACATGAATATGTAATGACTGTTGATGTATCTAAAGGAAGAGCTCAAGATTATAGTACATTTACTATTATTGATGTAAGCACTCAGCCGTTTGAGCAGGTTGCAACATTTAGAGATAATAATATATCTCCTATGTTAATGCCAGACATTATTTACAAATATGCTAATACTTATAATCAGGCATATGTTGTAATTGAAAGTAATGACCAAGGTGCTGTAGTTTGTAATGGTTTATATTATGATTTAGAATATGAAAACATGTTTGTAGAATCTAGTATTAAAGCGAATGCGTTAGGTGCTACAATGACAAAAAGAGTTAAGCGTATTGGATGTTCAAGTATAAAAGACTTAATAGAACAAGGTAAGCTTAAAATAAATGATGCACAAACAATAGTTGAGATGAGTACTTTTGTAAGTAGAGGAAATACTTATATGGCACAAGCTCCTAATCATGATGACTTAATGATGAATTTAGTGTTGTTTGCTTGGTTTACTACAACTGACGTATTTCAATCATTAACTGATATTGATATGAAAGATTTATTATATAAAGAAAGATTAAAATCTATTCAAGACGATATGCTACCATTTGGATACGTTGAGAGTGGGAACTACGAAAAGGATAAATATACTAAAGACGAGGATGGAAATATCTGGTTTGAAACTGAATGGAAAGGACATGCAAAAATTTAGCGAATACAGAACAAATAAACCCATAGTAAAAGAACAATCTAATGAAAGAGATTACAGGTTTGTTTATATCTGGTACGATGACCCTGAAGAAAAAGAATCAGGTGAAAAGACTGCTGACCTTTTTATAAAAGAAGGAGAAAAGCTAGGTCTTAAAGCATTTAAAATAGAAGTTGCTGGTATATATTCAGATTTAGATGAAGATGGTAATAGATATATTTACGATGGTTTAGCTGAAAAAGAAAGAAAGTTTTTAGTGGATGAAAATACTATTATATTTGTAAGAGCACCTATGACTAAAAGAAAAGGTTGGTCAAACTTACTTACACAGTTAGAAAGAGCTGGAGTATGTTGTGTTAATACAAGAGGATGTATGGAAATTACATCTGATAAATATAGGACTAGCTTATATTTAGCTGAAGCAGAACTTACTCAACCTAAAACAGTTCTTATACACCACCCTGAAAAAGCTTTAGATGCTATGGATAGATTAGGTGCTAAATATCCCGTCATACTTAAAACACTTACAGGTTCACTGGGTGTTGGTGTTATTAAAGTAGATTCAGAAAGTTCACTACATTCTACCGTACAGTTATTATATAAATTAGACCCGAACATGGGTGTATTACTACAAGATATGATTGATGGTGTTAAGTATGATATAAGAGCTCATGTAATTGGTGGTAAATTCCATGGTGCTATTATGAGACCAATGGTAGAAAAAGATTTTAGAAGTAATGTATCACTCGGCTCAGAACCAAAACCAATAGAATTAACTGATTTAGAAATAGAACATGTAGAAAAAGCTGCTAAAACAGTTGATGGATTATGGGTTGGTGTAGATATATTCCCATCAAAAGATAGAAAAAAAGAACCACCAATATTTATTGAGGTTAATTCAACTCCAGGTACAGCTGGTTATAGAAAAGCTACTGGAGAAAATTTGCCTAAAAATGTTTTATTAAAATTTAGAAATAGAGATTATTGGCTTAAGCCTAATACATATGTTTCTATGTTTGAAGATAAAATTAAAGTAGACACTATGCAATATGAAGGAGATATTGTTAAATGGTCTAAAAATGGTATAGAACATGAACATGAAGTACAAAATGTATCACATGATATGAATCCAATAATAGAATTAAATTCACAAGAAGTAGAATTAGTTCGATAGAGAACAAAAGATTATAAATAAGTATGTATTGAATATTCGTATTATGTATACATATTAACTAACTCAAAAAGAGGACAAAGCGATGGCATTTCAAGTATCACCAGGCGTCGAGGTTAAAGAAATTGACGCAACGAATGTAGTCCCAGCAGTATCAACCAGCATTGGTGGATTTGCAGGCTCGTTCAACTGGGGTCCGACGGAACAAATAGTGACTGTAAGTTCTGAAAATGAACTTGCTGAAATATTTGGTTCGCCAGATGATTCCACAGCTAAACACTTTTTAGTTGCAGCATCTTTTTTAAAGTATGGTAATGCACTTAAAGTGGTTCGAGTTTCTAGTGGTCACCTTAACGCGACTGCACAAGGAACAGGACAGCTGATAAAAAATGATGAACATTATTTGAATAATTATGCTGATGGAAGTCTTAACTTGGGTAATTGGGCAGCTAAACATCCAGGAGTACTGGGTAATAGTTTGAAAGTATCAATGGTCTCAGCAGGAGCTTCACCATTTAGTGGGTGGACTTATGCTGCTAATTTTGATGCTGCACCAGGTACATCTACAGCAGCAGCTGCAATTGGCGTTACTAACGACGAATTACATATTGCTGTTATTGATGAAGACGGAGCTATCTCCGGAACTGCTGGTACAGT